ACAGCTGCTGGTAATACAGCAGTAGGATATGCAGCATTAACCAACTGTACCACAGGCGATTCTCATGTTGTTATGGGTTTTGAAGCTGGTGAAGATATTACTACTGCAGCTCATGCAACATTTCTAGGTTATAGAGCAGGTATGAATGTAACTACAGGTAACTATAATACTATTATAGGTAGTAATACTGCAAGTAGTCAGACTACAGCTTCTCAAAATACTATTGTTGGTTATGGAGCAGGTGGTACAGTAATTGATGGAAGTAATAATTTATTATTTGGGTATAACGCTAATGTTAGTGCTAGTGGTAGAAGCGAACTGGTAATAGCTACAGCAGAAGTAGGTAAAGGTGATGGCACAGGATTTATCGCACCTCCAGGCAACGGAAGCATGTTCCAAGGTAATAATTCATCATCTTGGGCAACAACTTCAGATAGAAGAATAAAGAAAAATATAGTTGATAATAATATAGGTCTTGAAAAAATTAATCAGATTCAAGTTAAAAACTTTGAATATAAAACTGAAGATGAAGTTACAGAGTTACCAAGTCACACAGCTATTAAAAAAGAAGGTGTGCAGCTAGGAGTTATTGCACAAGAAGTAGAAAATATTTTACCAGATATTGTGCATACAGAAGATACTGGCTGTAAAACTGTAAATCCAGATAACATGACATGGTATCTAGTAAATGCAGTAAAAGAACTTTCTGCACAAGTAGAAGAATTAAAAGCTAAATTAAACGAAGGAGAATAATATGGCACAAACAGTAACAGAATGTTTAAACAAAGCTATGGACAGCGTTAATTTAATTAATGGTGTAAATGGTGGTAGTTGGAATGTTGAAGGCATGACACAAACTGAAATAAATGAAATGGTACAAAGAAATGTTGACCATTTAGAAACTATTTTAGAATATGCACCTGTTGATAGTGATGACGATACACCTAATGTTAAAGGCTCATCAAGTAGTAAAAAAACTGATTGCACTAATGCTATTACTACAGGTAAAGCATATATAGCAGCTAATTAATAGATTTCACTTTGATAGCAAATTGCATTATAATTAATACTTATTTATAGGATTAATTATGTCAAAAAAAGAAATAGAATTAACAAATGAACAGAAATATTGTCAAGCTCAAATTGACGATTTAAATCAAAAATTAGCTACTTTAAATTTTCAAATAGACCAAGTAAAAGCAGGTTTATCTGTATTTACTAATCTTTATGCTGAAGAAACAGCTAAAATAAATAATAACTCTAAAGAGGGAGAAACAAAAAATGATGATACTTAATATATTAGTATGGATAACTGCAATTATATCTATAGCTTCAGTTATAGCAGCAATAACACCTACTCCAAAAGATGACCATTGGTTTAGTTACATTTATCGTGTAATTGACTGGTGTGCTTTAAATATAGGCAAAGCCAAAGATAAATAATGACAACAATTAAAGATGCTTTAAATGCTATAGAATCACATGAAAAAGAATGTGCAGCAATATATAAAAGTATAGATAAACGCTTAGAAGATGGCTCTAAAAGATTTGATAAATTAGATAATATGATTTGGGCAGTTTATCCTTTTATTGTTGGTGTAGTATTTTTAGCGAGGTTTATATAATGGGTAGAGCAAAAAAATCGACAGTAAATAAAGCTGGTAATTATACTAAACCAGGTATGCGTAAGCGTATATTTAATAGAATAAAAGCTGGTGGTAAAGGTGGCAGACCTGGACAATGGTCAGCAAGGAAAGCACAAATGTTAGCAAAAGCTTATAAAAAAGCAGGTGGTGGATATAAGTAAATGGCTTATTTGCAAAGTAGCATACCTTATTTTAAATGTTGGGTTAGAAAAGAATATACACACAATCACGAAAAATATCATGGTGAATTTTTACACGCTATGGTTATTGGAGTTACAACAATTCCAAAAAGATGTTTATCTTTTCAAGTAATTTTTACAGGTGCAGAAACTTACGATACAGATGAACCAAATGTTCATGGTGGAGCAATGTGGGCAAGGATGCCGATTACAGCTCTTGTAGGCGATACTCCTTTTGAAGAATGGGCAGAACCTATGGAAGTATGGGAGGCTCAACCTTGGGATTGTGCATCTCGTACACATAGTGTATATGTTTTAGAAAATTGTACTCCATGTCCTTGGTTAGCAAAAATAGATGGTAAATTTTATCCTGCAAAATATTATTTTACTGTAGATTATACAAAGTCTGATACATCTGATGACCCTGCACAACATAAACAAAATCATGTAATTGAATTATTAGATGCAGGTAAATGGACAGGTAATATAGTAGCTTTACCAAATAATAGAGTTAGAGTTACAAGACCTGCACAATTTGAACTAGGAGAAGGTGCTCCAGATTTTAAACCCTCACAACATATTCATTATAGTAAATCTGATTTAGATTATACTTTAGATGTTAATCAAGTATTTGATAATTTATATAATGATAATAATAAGGAAGATTAATGCCATTAAAAAAATCTCAAAAAAGTTTAAAAAGATGGACAAGTCAAAAATGGACTACTCCTAGTGGCAAGAAATCATCTGAGACAGGTGAAGTATATGCTCCAAAAGCACAAATAAATAGATTAAAATCTACACCAAAAGGAAGAAGAAAACTTGCAGCAGCTAATAGAAAAAAAAGAGCAGCTACAAGAGCAGGTAAACAACACGCAAAACATGGTTTGCATAAAGGAAAAAAAAGATAATGGCTAAATCACCAGATGCATTTGTTTATAATGCTACATTAGAAAGAGTTGTAGATGGAGATACATTTGATTGTTGTCTTGATTTAGGCTTTGATGTAAAGCTACATAAACAGCGTATTAGACTATCAGGCATTGATACACCAGAAAGTAGAACTAGAGATTTAGCAGAAAAGAAACTTGGTCTTGCTGCAAAAAAAAGATTAAAAGAACTTTGCGTAGGAAAAATAAAAGTTAAATCTTTAGGTAAAGGTAAATATGGTCGTATTTTAGGCATACCTTATACAGAAGATGGTAGAGATATGTGTCAAATATTAATAACAGAAGGTCATGCTGTAGAATATGATGGAGGAAAAAAGAAAAAAGTCTGGGGTGATTTTTAATGGAATCAGCCGTTACTTTAATACAAGAAGTTGGTTTTCCTATTGCAGCAGCTCTTGGTCTTGGTTGGTTTATTTATAAACTTATAATGCGTATTGTTGATGGTATGGAAACTAAATTAGATACTGTTGATGAAAAAGTTGAAAGTCAAATAGCAGCATTAGAAGAAAGACTAGGTACAAAACTTGACTCACAACATGGAATATTAGTGGCATTAATAGATAGAGTGCGTAGTTTAGATAATGAAATAATACGACAAGATACTTTAGTTAAAACTATACTAGGAGTACCACAACTTATAGATAGCAATAAAATTGCTAAGGCGGATAGAGATGACCAAAGAAAAGATTGATAAAGCTAGATTGTTAAGATATAGAATTACAGTAGGATTTATGATATTTTTTTTGTTTGCAATTTTAACTAATCCTTTATGGGCAGATGAAATAGTTTTTAAATTTAAAAATCCTAGTTTTAGTGGAATTGGTACATCAGCACATTATCTTACTATTGAAAATCAAGAATTTAATCGAAAAGAAGCACTTAAAGCTGAAATAAAAGCTTTACAAGAACAAATAGAAAGAGATAAAGAAAATACAACATTAGCTAGGTTTATAAGAAATTTAGAATCAAGAATTTACGCACAACTATCAAGACAACTTGTAGAAAATTTATTTGGTGAAACACCAAGCACAGAAGGAACTCTAACACTAGAGGGAAATACAATTACATACAAAGTTGTAGATGGGATAATAACATTAACTATAACGGACCAAAATGGAAATATTACGACAATTTCTTTGCCTGTCGGTAATTTTACTTTCTAGCTGTGCTGTATTAAATGAAAACAAAGATTTAGCATTAACAAAAAATATTGAATCTAGTGCAATATTAGATTTACAATCAGAAGAACTTAAAAATTTATCTCCTGCAAAAGTAAAACCTTCTATAGCTGTATATCCAAATAGCTTTAGAGATTTAACAGGACAAAGAAAAAGTAATAGTTCTTTTGCTTTATTTAGTACTGCTATAACACAAGCTCCAGAAGCTTTTTTAATTAGAGCATTAAAACACGCAGCAAATGGAGAATTTTTTACAGTTGTTGAAAGAGTTGGTTTAGATAATTTAACCAAAGAAAGACAGCTAATAAGAAGTACAAGACAAGAGTTTAAAGAAGATAATAAGATGCAACCCTTATTATTTGCTGGACTAATCATTGAAGGTGGAGTAATTAGCTATGAAGCTAATCTTAAATCTGGAGGATTAGGTGCTAGATATTTAGGAATAGGTACTAGCAAACAATATAGAGAAGATACAGTAACTATATCATTAAGGTTAGTTTCAGTATCTACTGGAGAAGTATTAATAGAAACTTTAGTATCTAAAAGTATTGTCTCTACAAATATATCGCAAGACATTTTTCGTTTTATTGAAGCTGGAACAGAATTAGTAGAAGTTGAAGGTGGTATTGCAGAAAATGAAAGTGTTTCTATAGCTTTACAAAAAGCAGTAGAAACAGGTATTTTAAATATAATTTATACAGGAATTGAGAGAGGTTATTGGAAATATGATGAAACTAAAATTAATCAGCCTGATTGTGATGCTGAGTGCATTGCCAATATACGCGGCTGATAATGAAATATATGTTGACCAATCTGGTGCAACAGCAAATATAGATTTAGAACAATTAGGTAATTCTAATATTATAGGCGGATTAAATTCTGTAGCAGGAACATTAACAGCATTAGACCTAGATGGTTTAAATCTTACTTTAGATATTAATCAAATAGGTAATAGTAATAAATTTCTTGGAGATATTTTTGGAGATAGTATTACAGGATTTTTTGAATTTGATGGAGATAGTAATACATTTACAATTCAAGGCGACCCAACAGATACTTATGGTATTGATAGTTCTAATTACAATGTAGATACAACAGGTAATTCTAATACTTTTACTTTAGATACAGGTACATCTGCACTAGCAGCTACATTAGATTTAGATTGGATTATACAAGGCGATAGCAATACATTTGACTTTGATATTAATTATGATGGTGCAACCAACTATGTAGATGTAGATGGAGATAGCAACACAGTAAACTTTACAGGAAGCGGATATGCAGGTGGATATTTCTATCTTGACCAAACAGGAAACAGCAGAACATTTAATGTTACACAAGGTTCAACATTGGTTGCAGATTGGCTTAAAATTACATCTGTTGGCAATAGTGGTACTGTGTGCGTTATTCAAAACGACCAAGGTACAAGCACAAGCTGTTGATATTGGAGATATATCTGAACTAAATGGTAATGCCCAAATAGTAAGAGATAAATCTTATGAAGCAGATTTAAAATTTGCTATACAAAGTAATGATGAAGCTATTACTACTAATGGCAGAATGGCAATAACATTTCTTGATGACTCAACTGTAAAACTAACAGAACATTCACAATTAGTAATTGATGAGTATATTTATGACCCAGACCCATCAAAAGCAAAAATGGCTCTTACCTTTGGTCTTGGAACAGCTAGATTTATTACAGGCAATTTAAATCGTATAGATAAACAAAATATAGAATTAAAAACACCTACAGCAAATATAGCTATACGAGGAACTGATTTTACAGCTACAGTTGATGAACTAGGGCGTAGCCTTATAATTTTGCTACCTGATGCTCTAGGACTCTCTAGTGGCGAAATAGAGGTAGTTACAGCGATGGGTACTGTTATATTGAATAAACCTTATGAAGCAACTACAGTAAGTGTATTTGAGTCTGCTCCAACTAAGCCTGTTATATTAGATTTATCTTTAGACATTATTGACAATATGTTAATTGTTACACCACCTAAAGAAGAAAATGTAATAGAAGAAGAAAGTACAACTTCACAAACAGATAGTGTATTAGATTTTAATGATTTAGATATAGATTACCTTGCAGAAGATTATCTTAAAGAAGATAGTTTAGAGTTTACAGAATTAGATATTAATTATTTAGATGTAAATTTTCTTGAAGATTTATTAAATGTGCTTGATGAGTTAGATATACAAGAAGAAGAGGACCAATTAGCTGAAGCAACATCAACTCAAATAACTGGCACTTTATTAGGTAGAGACCCTGATACACAAATAACTACACTAATACAAGGTGATGTAATTAAATTACAAAGAAGTGTAAGTGAAAGTGTACAATTAAATATTGATACAAATGGCTCATATACAGTTATTTTTATACAAGATGGTATATCAAATATAGTAAAAATTAATGGTGGTGGAGATTCTATAATAACTATAAGGCAAAGTGATTAATGAAAAAATTAATATTTCCAATAATTATATTATTAGTATTGCCTCTATTATTTCAAAGTACGCCTACAGAAATATTAAAACTAAAAATTTTTGATGCTTTTATTAAAACTCCAGAAGCTTCAGGTAACTTTGTAATACTTAATATAACAGAAGAAGATGTAGAACGAGAAGGTGGTTATCCATTACCTAGACAAAGATTAGCTGAAATACAACTAGATATTATAGGCAAGGGTGCTTTAGGTGTAGGTTGGGTTATATCTTTTCCACAACCAGATAGAATGGGTGGTGATGAAAGCTTTGCAAGGTCTTTAGGTTATGCACCATCTGTTATAGCTATGTTTGAAGATGGTAAAGGTGTTTATCCACAATCACCAGGAACTGTTGTACTTGGTAATGATATTGGTGGTATAGTATCTACGGGAGTTAAGGAAAACCTGAACACCTTATCAGATAATACATTGCAGGGTTTAGCCATTGCTCCCACCGATATAGACCAACTTGTAAGAAGAATACCTCTTTTAGTAAGAACACCAAATAATGAATGGATTCCTAGTTTTGGAACACAAGTATATAAATCTTTATTAAATGTCAAAACTTACATTATAAAAACTAATGATAATGGTATAGAAGAAATATCAATACAAGGAATACCACCAGTTAAAACAGATAGTCTTGGTCGTAAATGGATTAGTTGGGTTGATACACCACAAACAGACTTACAAGAGATGAATGTTAATGGTAAGTTTGTTTTTATAGGTGTTACTGCAAATGGTGTTATGCCTCAAATTGCTACACCAGTTGGTTTATTAGAACCACATAAAATACAAACAGCATTAGCAGAAAGCATATTAATAGAAAATAGTCCTTATATACCTGACTGGGCATTAGCTGTTGAAATATTAATTTTAGTGATAACAGTAGCTTTGACTTGGTTATGTGTAAATATTTTTGGAATAACGAGAGGAATAGTATTTACTAGTCTATTATTTTTTTTAACAATATTTTTTGGACATTATCTAATACAGCGTGGATTGTTAATAGATGTTAGTTGGACTTTAATTTCACAATTTATTACTGCATCTATAGGATTTTATTTAAGATTTAGAGAACAATACAAATTAAGACAACAAATTAAAAAACAGTTTGAACATTATCTTGACCCAAGACAAGTTAAAAAACTACAAGATAATCCTGAATCTTTAGTACTAGGCGGAGAGCGTAGATATTGCACTTTTTTATTTACAGATGTTAGAGGTTTTACTGCTATGTCAGAAAAACTAGAACCAGAAGAAGTAACTAAAATTATGAACAAAGCTTTAACTATACAAGCTGATGCAGTTAAAAAGTATGGGGGTATGGTTGATAAATATATAGGCGATGCCATGATGGCAATATTTAATGCTCCAATAGATTTAATTAACCACGAAAGCATAGCAGTTTTATGTGCAAATGAAATACAAGAAAATATTAAAAAAGCTAATCTTGGTGTAGAAATTGGTATAGGAGTAAATACTGGATATGCTGTTGTAGGTAATATGGGTAGCAAAACTAGATTTGATTATACCGCTATTGGTGATGCAGTTAATCTAGCAGCAAGATTAGAAAGTTCTACAAAAGAAGTCGGTAAAGATATAATTATTGGATATAATACTATTAAGACTAAAAATTTTAGTTCTGAAATAATATTAGAAAAACTAAAAAATATATATGTAAAAGGTAAAAAAGAACCAATACAAATATATACAATTAATTAAGGAATAATATGAAAGCATTATTAAAAAATATAGTTGGAGCTGTAGCTCCTACACTTGGAACAGCAATAGCTGGACCTATGGGTAATATGGCTTTAGGTAAAATAGCTGAAGTATTAGGTTGTCCAGCAGACCAAAAATCTGTAGAAAAAGCAGTACAAAATGCAACACCAGAACAAATGATTGAGCTTAAAAAAGCTGAACAAGAATTTGAAGTACAAATGAAAGAATTAGATGTGGATGTTTTTAAACTTGAAGCACAAGAAAAACAACACGCAAGAAGTATGTTTAGTAAAGATTGGACTGCTCGTATTATAGGTCTATTTACTATTGGAGGTTTTCTTGGATATATATTTTTAGTAACTTTACAACCACCAGAACAAAACAGCGAAGCACTTATAAATTTAGTGCTAGGTTATTTAGGAGGACTTGCTAGTGCAATTATTTCGTTTTATTTCGGAGCATCTCATACCAGCGATAAAGATAAAGGAGATTAATATGGAAATATCACAAGAAGGTTTATCCTTAATTAAAAAGTTTGAAGGTTGTAAACTTGAAGCGTATAAATGTGCAGCAGGTGTGTGGACTATAGGATATGGAAGCACTAATGATGTAAAAGAAGGTATGGAAATATCACAAGAAAGAGCAGATATGTTATTACTTGAAGATGTAGAAGTATTTGAAGAAGCTGTAAATAATTTAGTAGAAGTAGATTTAGAACAAAATCAATTTGATGCTCTTATATCATGGACATTTAATCTTGGACCAACTAATTTAAAAAACTCTACTTTGTTAAAAGTATTAAATAATAAAGATTACGAAGGAGTTCCTGCACAAATAAAAAGATGGAATAAAGCAGGTGGTAAAGTATTGCAAGGTTTAATAAGAAGAAGAGAAGCAGAAGCCTTATTGTTTGAAGGCAAAGAATGGCATGAGGTATAACGATGCCATTAGCAAAATATGTATTTAAACCAGGAATAAATAAAGAAGGTACTAATTATAGTAATGAAGGTGGTTGGTTTGATGCAGATAAAGTTAGATTTCGTAAAGGCAGACCTGAAAGAATAGGTGGTTGGCAAAAACAAAGCACAGATAGTTTTATTGGTACAGGCAGAAAAATATATACATATAAATCTTCAGATGGTTCTAATTATATTACTCTTGGCACACATCAAAAACTATATGTATTAGAAGGTAATGCATATGCTGATATAACACCTATTAGAGCTACAACAACTAATGGTATAACTTTTGCAGCTACAAATGGCTCTACTACTATAACAGCAACAGATAGCAATCATGGAGCTGTAGCAGGAGATTTTGTAACTATAAGTGAAGCAGTAAGTTTAGGAGGAAATATAACTGCTAGTGTTTTAAATCAAGAGTATCAAATAGATAGTGTTCCGAGTGTAAATACTTTTACTTTTACAGCTACTGCAACAGCAAATTCAAGTGATACTGGTAATGGTGGTTCTGCAGCAGATGCAGTATATCAATTAAATTCTGGTTTAGATTCATATGTACAATCTACAGGTTGGGGTGCTGGTACTTGGGGTTCAGGAACATGGGGTTCATCTACATCATTATCTTTTACAAATCAGTTAAGATTATGGTCTATAGACAATTTTGGAGATGATGCTGTATTTAATCCTAGAGCTGGAGGTATATTTTTTTGGGATGAATCATCTGGTACAAGCACAAGAGCTGTAAATGCTACAAGTTTAGCAGGAGCTAGTGATGTTCCTACTATAGCTTTACAAGTTATGGTATCTGATGTAGATAAACACGCTATAGTTTTTGGATGTAATCCTATAGGTTCTTCTACATTAGACCCTTTATTAGTAAGATTTTCTGACAAAGAAAGTATTACAGATTGGACACCTACAGCTATTAATCAAGCAGGTGGAGTTCAATTATCAATGGGTTCTTCAATAATTGGAGCTTTACAAACAAGACAAGAAATACTTATTTGGACAGATGTCGGAATAGTTTCTATGAGATTTGTTGGAGCACCTTTTGTTTTTTCATTTAATGAAGTAGCACATGGTCCCTCTTTAATATCTCCAAATGCAGCAGTAAATGCTAATAATAGAGTTTATTTTATGGATAATGGAGGATTCTATGTATATTCAGGTTCTGCACAAAGATTACCATGTACAGTTTTAGATTATGTTTTAAGTGATTTAAACTTAGGACAAGCATTTAAAATATTTGGTGCAGTAAATGATAGTGCTAATGAAATAATGTGGTTTTATCCATCAAAAGATAGTGATGAAATAAATAGATATGTAATGTTTAATTATTTAGAAAATGTTTGGTCTATTGGCACAACATCAGATAACTTTGTAAGAACTGCTTGGGATGAAGCATTAATACTAACTAATCCAATAGCAGCAAGTAAAAATAGTAGTACAAGTAATAATAACTATATTTATGCACATGAGATAGGTCATGGAGACGATGGTAGTGATTTTACAGCTTTTATAGAATCTAGTGATTTTGATTTAGACCCAAATGGAGATAAATTTATAGCAGTAAATAAAATAATACCTGATGTACAATTTAGAGACCAACAATCTACTTCTGATAGTGTAACTATAACAATAAAAGGTAGAGACTATCCTTTAGAAGATTTATCTACTTTATCTACTGTATCAGTAACACCAGCTTCTACATTTACAAATACACGAGCTAGAAGCAGACAATGTGCAATAAGAGTATCTAATTCATCAAATGATTATGGCTGGAGACTTGGTGATTTAAGATTAGATATAAGACCTGATGGTAGAAGATAATGGCACATTCTAAAACTGTAGCATTACCAATACCAGAATTAGAATACGACCCTAATACTGAAGCAGTTACTAGAAGAATTGTAGAACAAGCATTACAAGATTTAGCTATTGAAATAGATAGGTTAAGTAGATTACAAGATGTTAATTCAAGTAAAGCTATAAAAAGACATCAATTTTTATTAATGGGAATGAAGCATGGCTGATAATTTAAAAGTTTTAGGTCAAGTTGACCCAGCAGCAACAACAACAACTACACTTTATACTGTGCCAGATATGACACAAACAACAGTTAGTTCTATAGTTGCAGCAAATAGAACAGGTTCTGCAATAACATTTAGATTAAGTGTTCATGTAGCAGGAGCATCTGCTGATGATAAACAGTTTCTTTATTATGATAAATCAGTAGCAGCTAATGATTCATTAGCAATAGTTTTAGGTATTACATTAAATCAAACAGATGTAGTAAAAGTTTACACAAGTGCAGTTGACATGAGTTTTAATATGTTTGGCTGTGAAACAAAAGAGGAAGATAGATAATGGCAAAAGAAAAAAAAATAGATATTGCTAAAGAAATTCAAGAATTTACAGAATTTTTATTTACACCACAAGATGAAATAGAAAAAACATATAAAAAAAGAATGTTTGGTGCTTCTAGTGATAATTTTTTAATTAATGATTTCATAGAAACTGCTGGTATGCAAAATCCTTATGACTTTAGAGCTAAGTTAAGACAACCAGAATTTGCAACAAGATATGATAGTAAAGATATAAAAGCTATAGAAGAAGCATTATATTTAGCAAAGAATAACCCTATATTAAATAAAACAAGTCGTGGAGATATGTTTGATAGTTTTCCAAGAAGTAAATCTGTAAACATACATTCTAGGTATTTGTCTGATAATATTGGTGATATAACAAATACTTATAAAAATTTATTAGATGGCAATATATCAAAAGATGAAGCAACTAAAAACATCAATAATATACTTAGTCAAAGTGCACCTAATGATTTATCAAGAATTGTAAGAGATACATCTAATCCATTAAAATTTAGTGAACAAGGATATATAGTAGATGCTTTTCCAGGAAGAGAAGATATATACAATATATTAGGTTCTATAGACCCTCAATTTAAAGATGCAAGAAAAGAATTATTTGCAACATCTGGTCGCGATGAAGAACCAGGTGCTATGCAAACAAAAGCAGAAAATATAGTAAGATTATTAGCTTCTTTTGGGTATGATAAACAACAAATAGTAGATGCATTAGCAGACACAAAATATGGAAAAAGAGATACTTATGATATAGATTATTTAAATAAACTTATTGGACAAAGAGTTGTAACTGGTAGAGAAGAATATATGAAAGAACCAGTAAGAACAGATGTTGCTCCATTAGTAATGGAAGGTCGAGATACTCCAGTAACTCCTGGATATACATATTTTGGAGCAGGAGAAGGTTCTCCACTAGGATATATGAATCCAGCAGGTGAGAGAGTAGATATAACAGAAGATTTTTTTAATGAACAAAGATTAAAAGAATTAGCACAAGCAGGAACTCCAGCTATAGAAGAGGGAGGTAAACTTATATACGATAGACCTGTATATGAAACTGATGATAAAGAGTTTTCATATAAAATGAGTCCAGGAATATTAAAATTAATATCTGAAAATCCTGATGTAGCTAAATATTTTAATTTAACAGGCATAGAACCAGTAGATTATTCAAGACCAATTTATAATATACCAAAACAAGAAAAAGCAAGTGGTGG